ATCTTTTTGTAATATAAAAAAATTGAAAATGTATTTTAGTTGAAAGTATATTTCTTATAATTTATAACAGAGAGGTTTTATGATTCTAAAGGAGATAAAATATAGAAATTTTAAAGCTAGAATAGTTAAATTAACTAGGAAACAAGCCAAAAATGGAGGTATGTATGGTTGTTATTTTCCAGATACTCAAACTATCGCCATACAAGAAAAGCTACCCAAGATTACTTTGCTAGACACAATGCTCCATGAGATCGGTCATTTTATTGCTGACAAGTCAAAGATTCGTTTAGCTAATTTAGGTGAAGAAGGAATCACTACTTTCGTTGGTTCAGAATTTGCAAAAGTATTTATGCAAAATCCTAAATTATTAACTTTTATAAAAAGGTGTACTGCCAAGTGAAAGTTTTTTTTTTAGTTTTGCTTATAGTTAAAAGTCCTACTGGATATTATTATTTAAAAGTACCATTCGGTTATTCCTTAATTCCAATTACTTGTGAAGAAGCTTTTAATAAAAATGTAAATGTAATTAAAAATCCTAATTACGAAACAGGTAATGGACAGAACTGGGTAATTTTAAAATATAAAGATTTAGTAGTTGGTGGACACTTCTGCATTGATGAGCATGGCAATTATTACAATGGCTATGAAGAAAAATTAAATTGGGAGTTAGGAGATTGATAGATTCTAATAGAAAAAAAACTTTAACAGTAATTAGTTTAGGTGCTGGTGTTCAAAGTTCAACAATGGCATTAATGGTAGCTAAAGGAGTGTTGCCAAAAGTAGATTGTGCAATTTTCGCAGACACAATGTATGAAAATTCTGCATCTTATAAATATTTAAAATACCTTAAAAAACTTTTACCATTTCCTATTTACACAGTTTTTAAAGGTAACATTAAAGAAGATATGTTAGCTGCAAGAGGTACAACTGATTTTGTTGTAGCACCTTTTTATACGCAAGAAACCATAACAGGAAAAAAAGGTATGATTATGCGTCAATGCACAAATGATTATAAGATTCAACCAATTAAAAAAAAAATTAGAGAACTTTGTAATATTGGTTATAAAAAACATTTTCCTAAAGATAAGTATGTAGAACAATGGATTGGTATTTCAAAAGATGAAATAGGTAGAATGAAACCAGCAAGAGATCCTTACATATTAAATCGTCATCCATTAATTGAAGCAAATATGTCTAGGCAAGATTGTATTAATTGGATGAATAAAAATAATTTTATTATTCCAGAAAAATCTGCTTGTATTTGCTGTCCATTCCATGATGACAAATATTGGAAAAATTTAAAAATAAAATATCCAAAAGAATTTGCTGATGCAGTAGCATTAGACAAAGAAATTAGAACTATAAGCAAAGATAAAAATATTAAAAATTACACACATAGATCTTGCAAACCTTTAGATGAAGTGGACTTTGATCCAGACAAAAATCAATTGGATATGTTTGAAAATGAATGTGATGGAGTCTGTATGATATGAGTGGAATAAATTTAAATTTAAAACAATATTCTGAAATAAAAGAAAAAATAAAGAATTTAGAAGAAATTAATTTTACTCCTAAAGAGTATCACCAAATTTTTGAAATGGCAGGGTTTGATTTGTTAAGTAATTCTGAAATGAGAAGTTTAATCTTAGCATTTTGTGAAAAATTAAATCCTGAATTGTCAGAAAGAGAGTATGAAAAAATTAAATCACACCATCCACATTTAGAGGAAATACCAGATTAATTATGACAAATATAGAATTAGATTTATACGATTTGTTTGCAGCATCCCAAACAGGATTAACTAGGGTATTTGAATCATTAAGATTAAAACAAGATTGGGGGCATAACTATAAAGGTAGTGTTAATGACCAAATTGCAAAATCTATTAGTGGAGCTTGTGCAGAACTTGCAGTTTGTAGATATTTAGAAACTGAGTTTAACTTTCATGTTAATCAAGGTTCAAAGCCAGATATAATTTTCCATGATGTTCATTTACAAGTTAGATCACAATTACCTAAAAGAATTAATAGTTTAATTATTAGAAAAGGTAGTAAAGCTGGTGAAATATATATTTTAGTAGTTGATAAAAGTCCTAAATTTGAAATTTATGGTTTTGTTAATAGCAGCTATGTATTAGGTACAGATAAATTTCTTACCGACTTTGGCATTACTGACAGACCTAAAGTTCATTCAGTACCTACAGATAAACTAACACCAATTAAATTTTTGAAAGATGGAGCATGGAATTAAATGACAGATAAAATAAATTTTAAATTACTTAAACCTTTTGGCTCAACACTTGCTAAAGCTGAACTTCCTTTGCAATTAATTTCTGATTTTTTAAAAGATTTAAAAGAGATTAGGGAAGATAAAGATAAAGCTAGAACGCATGATTTTGGTAATAATTTAGTAGGAGCAGTCCAGGAGGAATATTTAATAACTCCAGAGCTGATGCTTAAATGGAAACAAAAATTCTTTAATCCCATTATTCAGCAATACAGTTTGCATCATTACCCACATAAAAAAGTTAAAAATATTAAAATATTATCTGCCTGGTTTGTAGTTTCTGTTTCAGGAGATCAGAACCCACAACATACTCATACAAATTTTGGCAAGGATGAAGATAAACAACCACATTTAAGCTGTGTAGGTTTCTTGGAAATCCCTAAAATTATGGAAGAAAATAATAGTAATGAGAAAAACCATCATAAAATAAATGGCAAAACCCAATTTAGTGAGGGTTCAGAAAGCATATTTAATAATTCTATATTTACCATAAATCCAGAAGTAAGGGATTGGTATTTGTTCCCAGCTAATTTATTGCACTCAGTATTTCCATTTTATTCTGAAAATTCTAAAGACGAAAGAATTTCATTTTCTTTTAATACTAAAGTTGAATTTGAAGATGGAAAAGTAAATTGAATGAGGAATTAGATATGTATGGTGATCCTAAAAAAAATTGTTGTGTAAAAAATTGTACTACCAAAGCTGATTTAAAGGAACAGTCTAAATATTACTGTTGTGATCATTACGCACAATTTATTTTAAAAATGTCATTAAACGATATTAAAATTAATAAGGAGTCAGGCAATAGTGCAGCTACCAAATAAAAAATATAATATTATTTATGCTGATCCAGCTTGGTCTTACAATGGTAAGCTGCCACAAAGGGCAAAAGTGCAGCACTACCCTGTAATGCCTATAGGGGATATTTGTGGTCTACCAGTAAAGAACATTACAGCAGATGATAGTATTTTATTTATGTGGGCAACTTTCCCTTTGTTACAAGAGGGTTTAGATGTTATTAAGGCTTGGGGTTTTGAATTAAAAACTTGTGCTTTTGTTTGGATTAAAACTAATAAAAGAACTGATACAAACCAAGCATCTTTCTTTCCAGTAGATTCATTTGATAGTTTTTGGGGAATGGGTGGTTGGACTAGGTCTAATGCTGAAATATGCCTATTAGGCACTAAAGGAAAACCTAAAAGGTTAGATAAAGGCATACACCAAGTTATTTATGAGCCAATAAGAGAGCACAGTAGAAAGCCTGATTGCATTAGGGAAAAAATCGTACAGCTTTGTGGAGATTTACCAAGATTAGAAATGTTCAGCAGAACTGTTACACCAGGTTGGGATATTTGGGGCAATCAAACAGATAAATTTAAACCTACTGCCGAAAACAAGGAGTTAAGATTTTGAGCTGGACTTTTGAAAAAGTAGATGTGGAATTGTTGGATAATCTTAATCTAAATAGCCATGAAAAGCTATTGTATATTTTAATTAGAAGATTCCAAAACTGCAAATATGGTGTAAATGTGTCTAATAAATATTTAATGCGTAGAACTGGTATTAAATCTGAGGCTACACTAAGGAAGTATTTAGATAATTTAACATTATTTGGTTTGGTTGCTAGACACCAACCTAAAAGAAACAAAGCTAATAATTACACATTTGATAGGAATAAGATGCAAGAAATTATTCGTATGAATAATGGTAAAAGGCAAAGAATTAGTAAATCTATCAAGCAAAAAATACACAGCAAAAAGTTATCCCAAGAAATTAACAATGGCAAAGTTGTTACCATTAATCCTAAAGTTCGGTAGTTAATTTTTATAGGTCATGGGGGTTAATTTTTGTAGGTCTTAAATAGAAAATACTTAATAGAGAATAATATATGGATCAAAAGGATAAAATAAAGAAAGTAATTGGTAATTTTGTAAAGAACCATAACTTTTACTATAAAAAAGCTAAAGATAGTAGAATTAAGGATAGAAAACAACATGATTTAACCAAAAAGACTAAAGAACTTAAAAGAAAACTATCTAAGGATAGATTTAACCAATATTTAGACACAATTTACAAACCTAATGATAACAGCTAGATTAACAACAGAAGAATTAGATAGATTTTTATCTATAGCTGCATTTGTCGATAGAAAATTACCAGGACTTAAAAAACCTAAATGTGTTACTAATTTCCAGCTATTAGATGTATCACCTGATAAAGATACTTACAAAGATTCGGCAGATCCACTTGCTAGACCTAGAATAATTCCTACTTCCAGACAATTATCTATATATGATTTTATATTATTACTAATGATGGATGTTACCCCAGAACAGAGGGAACTAATCTACCTTAGGAACTTCCCCTACAGAAGCTATAGGGATCTTAAAAGATTCTACTTAGATTGGTCTCATGAGAAGATTAGGTATATGTATTTTAGAGCTTTAGTTGATGCTTGTAATACAGCAAATAAAAATTTAAAAAAATATTTGTAAAAGATTTGACAAATTATCAAAAAAGTTAAAGAAAAACTTTATACTGAATTTAAGTGTTTTTTTATAAAATCTTTTTTTTAGTTTGAATCATATGATGGGGTAGCTTCCTTTCTTTCTTTCTCTCTCTCAAATAGCTACCCCTCTATGATTAATTATCTTTGTTCAATTGGCTTAAAGTCATGTAATTTAAGCTTATTTAACTTCTTCCTGTCTTTTAAAGCTGCATTAAATATTTCTTTATTGCGATAATATTTAACTACAGGAACTTTAAACATAACAATAGGAGTTGTTAAATATTTAGTTTTTTTAAACATATTTCTCTCCTTTGATTCGTTAGAATCAGTTGATAACAGTATTAAACACTATCACTAACAAGATTACAACCACAAATATATAAGGAAAATGGCTAATAAAACTAAATATTCAAAGACAGTTATCTCAGAAATACTATCTGAACTAGCTCAAGGTAAATCTATCAGATCATGTCTTTCACCAATTAATAAGTTACCTGAAAGACCATGTTGGGAAACATTTAGAACCTGGATGAGAGATACCAGTAAATATCCTAATTTAAGAGCTGAGTATGAGAATGCTAAAACAGATGGTATTGAGTATTTATTGTCTGATGCACAGGATTTATTAAATGAAAGTATTGCTAACAGTAAGTTAGTGGACAAAACAGATTTAGGTAAAACACACTTGATTAAAGCATTTGTTGATTTAAGTAAGTGGAAAAGTGAACGAATTGCTCCCAAATATTATGCAAAAAGGGATGCAACTACACTTAATTTTGATAAAAATACACCTCTTGTTGTTAAGTGGGATAAATAAAAGTGTTGAAATCACAGAGTATTTCGTAATATTTTGTGAGTCACAGATAAATCTAGCACAGAGAGTCTTATAGGCAAAAATAAGGCAAATATGTTCGCATTTTGTTCTTAATCATAAAGATTTATTGGTCTAAGCTATACCAATTCTATACCTGGAACTTAAAAACATTAATACTCAAGGTAAAATAGCTAAAGCAACTGATTATGTATCAGTTTACAGATAAAACCTCAGGATTTGGGGGGTTTTGAACGAACCGATACCCCAAAGCCATATCTGGACATAAAAATAAATTTAGGGGTAGTACACACAGTTAAACAAGGAATTTTATGTATAATTTTTTAGATGGTAACAAAGGTTATTCAGCAATCATTTATGTAATGGAGTCTAGCAATAGTGTCGTAGTACACTTTGGAGGATTTAACGATATTTCAGAATGCAAAAAGTTTTCACATCACCTAATGGATGATTTAGGCATTGAAAGCTTAATGATCCCTAGAGGTGTAACCATACATTAGGGGGTTTTGTTTTAAAATGACAAACATTGTCATTCCATACAAGCCAAGAAAATTACAGAATTTTTTGCACAAGCAAATTGATAAGCACCGATTTAATGTTTTAGTATTACATCGTAGAGCTGGGAAAACAGTATGCACAATTAATCACATACTAAAAGCAGCTCTTACAAACCCCTTGCCCAACCCTAGATATGCCTTTCTAAGCCCCACATTTAAACAAGGAAAGGCAACAGCATGGGATTACATAAAACAGTATGCAGAAAAGATACCAGGCACTAAATTTAACGAAAGTGAACTTAGGTGCGATTTACCTAATGGTGCAAGGATAACAATTCTAGGTGCTGAGAACGATCAAAGTTTAAGGGGTATATTTTTAGATGGTTGTGTGTTTGATGAAACACAATCAATTAAGCCTACAATCTTTCCAGAGGTCATAAGACCAGCTTTGGCAGACAGAAAAGGTTGGTGTGTATTTATAGGTACACCAAAAGGCAGAAATTATTTTTACGAATTATACCAACAGGCAAAAGAAAACAAAGATTGGTATGCTTGTGTATTTAAGGCAAGTGAAACTAAAATTTTAGACCAAGACGAATTAGATGCAGCGAAAGCTGTCATGTCTAAGGATTTATACGACCAAGAGTTTGAGTGTAGCTTTCAAGCTGCAATTACAGGTTCTTATTATGGTCAAATCATAGAGGGCTTGGCAAAAGAAGGTAAAATAACTGAAGTGCCTTACGATGATAACCTGGATGTAGAAACTTGGTGGGATTTAGGCATGAATGACCAAACATCCATTTGGTTTGTGCAAAGGTATAAAGGCGAAATTAGATTAATAGATTACTATGAAAATAGTGGCTATGGTTTAGATCATTACGCAAATGTTATTGACCAAAAAGGTTTTGAATATTCAAAACACATAGCTCCTTTTGATATTAATGTTAGGGAACTGGGCAATCTTGGTAAATCAAGATTAGAAAGTGCTTTAGAGCTAGGTATTGCTTTTGAAGTAGCACCAAAAATATCCATTGAAGATGGAATTGAGGCAGTACGAAAATCTTTACCTAATTGTTGGTTTGATAAAGAAAAATGTAAAACAGGAATTGAGTTTTTAAAGGCTTACCAAAAAAGGTGGGATGATAAAAACCAATGCTTTAAAAATAAACCCATGCACAATTACGCATCGCATTGTGCCGATAGTTTTAGGACTGGCATAATTGGACAAGGTGCTGAAATTTCAAATTGGAAAAAACAAGTTCCAATTAATACAAATTATATAGTTTAATATGGCAAAAGTTACAGAATTAGAATTAAAAGGAATAATACACTCAGAAATAAATAATGCGATAGGATTTATGGGCAGTAATTTATCTGCTCAAAGAAGAAAATCCCTTGAGTATTATATGGGTGATAAATTAGGCACAGAAATAGATGGTAGATCCCAAGTCGTATCAACCGATGTTGCTGATACCATTGAAACTATCTTACCTAACCTTTTAAGAATTTTTACATCGTCAGATCAAGTGGTTAGATGCGAACCTGTTAAATCTGAGGATGTTGCATTAGCAGATCAAGCTACAAATTACATAAATTATATTTTTAATAAAGATAATGCTGGTTTTTCTATTTTATATACTTGGTTTAAAGATGCTTTATTAGAAAAAAATGGAATTGTTAAAGTTTTTTGGGATGAAAGCCAAAAAGTTGAGCAAGAAACATATCAAAATTTAAACGAACAAGAATATCAGCTAATTTTAAACGATGAAAGTGTTGAAATAATAGAAAAAGAGTCTTTCGTTGATGAAAAAATGAAAGAAGCGATGGCAGCATTAGCTGCTGAAGCTGAATCACAAGGCAGATTAGTTGAAGATGAGCCAACACCAATGCTTTACAACTGTGTTGTTAAAAGAACATCAATGGGTGGCAAAGTTAAGATAGAAAATGTTCCACCTGAAGAATTTTTAATACAAAAAACTGCAAAATCAATTGAAGATGCAAGTTTTGTAGCTCATAGAGTTTTAAAAACTAGATCCGATTTAATTGAAATGGGTTATGACAGGGAAGTTGTCGAAAATTTACCTACTTCAAACAATGCTATTTTAAATAGCGAAAGAATTACAAGATACAAAGACATAGACCAAGCACCATTTACAAATGCCCCTGATAACGCAACGCAAGAAATAGAAATTTATGAATGTTATGTCAGAGCCGACATGGATGATGATGGTGTTGCCGAATTAAGAAAAGTTTGTGTAGCAGGTTCTGGTAGTTATGAAGTGTTGGAAAATTATCCTTGCGATCATATTCCTTTCTGTTCATTAACTCCAATCCCAATGCCACACAGATTTTATGGCAGATCAGTTTCTGAGTTAGTAGAAGATGTGCAATTAGTTAAATCAACTGTAATGCGACAGTTGCTAGACAATATGTATTTAACTAACAACAACAGAGTTGCCATAATGGATGGCATGGTTAATTTGGATGACCTTTTAACATCAAGACCTGGTGGAGTTGTAAGGACTAAGCAACCACCATCACAAGTTATGTTGCCAATGCAATCGCAAACGATTTCGCAACAAGCTTTTCCATTATTAGAATATTTAGATACTGTTAGAGAAACTAGAACTGGTGTTACTAGATACAATCAAGGTTTAGATGCAGATAGTTTAAATAAAACTGCAACAGGTGTTAATGCAATAATGACTCAATCTCAAATGAGAATGGA